ACCTTTTATAGCACGAGTCCATGCGGTATAGTAATGGTTCATTCCTTTGGGCGTCGAGATGATGAAAATCTTGGTTTTAGTACCAGCGGTAATAACAGGATAGGTTGAGGTGAAGAATGCGTCGGCAATGTTGTTGGGAACGAACGCAAACTCGTCTAACAGAACAAGGTCATATGAACCAGAACGCAGACCGTCAGCGGTGGTAGCGAACGCACCGATCTGCGATCCGTTCTCTAGTTCGATGTTACCCTTGTTCCACTCGATGATGCCGTGCTGTAGCCATAGCGGAAGATTCTCATATGCCAGTTTCAAGCGACCTAGCAGAGCGTTTGCTGCCGGTCCCTTATGGGCAACGATTGCCATGTTGAAGTTCTCGTTGAAGAGAACCAGCCATAGCATGAAGGCAATGGTTGTGATCGACTTGCCCGACTGGCGAGGAATCTTACAGATGACGAAGCGGTTATCGTTGAAGGTATGAATCATCTTCTCTTGAAAGTCGTACAGGTCAAATGAAATGATACCCTTGCCAAGTGCGATGATCTTGACATAGTTGCGAATGAAATAGATGGGGTCCTTTCGGCATTTGTCGTACTCATCTATCTGCTCCTGCGTCATTGCGATTTGAATGAACGCTCGGCGCAGTTTGGGATTGCCGTTATAGCCTACGTGTTTACTCATCTTTACTCTTTAGCTGTTTCAACAGATCGGATGTGGTGCCGACGAATACTGCCTTATCTATCGATACGCCGCCACCTTCTGGTTCAAGAAGTTTCTTGCCTTCAACGTTTCGTATTCTCTTTCGCTTCTCATGCGAATCCAGAAGTTTGTCGGCAGTCTCGGAAACCGTCTTGATGAGTGTGGCAAGAACCTCAAAGGATCGTGCTTCCTCGTTGTTTTGAGCGATGCTATGTATATCCGAGATGGCAATGCTGCCTGTCTTGATAAGTTCCTGAAGTGTTACACGAACATTCTCAAAATCCTCGTCGGCTTCAACTGCGTCATTGCTATTCTCGGCAGGCACGATCTCTCTTGCCTCCTCGTTTACCGGAACAAGGTCGGTGGCAAACTCTGTATCTAGTGCTTGCGATAGCGTTTTTCTCGATTTCATTTTATCATTCCAATGTATCTGGGAACTCGATGATGGTCTCTGTATAGCCAAAGTCATCTGTTGGCTCGGCATCCAGTGGATCAGGTTCAACGGTGATTTGTGCCAGTTTCAATGGCGATGCGTCAAAGCTGACGATACTGTAAACGGCATTGGTGGAAACTGCCCGAATGGTGCTGTTTACCGTGAACTGACCCTGTGCGCCGCCAATCATTAGTTTTTGATTGTTTCTATCCCACGTCATGACTGTGGCAAATGCCGTGGCATTCGTGTAGTTGGTGCCTTGGTACACCGTGTCTTGTATCATAAATGCGCCATTGTTTCCAATATCTGTATTTATGCGAATGATGTATCCAGCAACCAATGACGGATCGTTGAAGATATTGGCAATGCTCTTGCGAATGATCTTTGGAGTAGTGATCGGTCCCCAGAAATAACCTTTCACGGTGAACTTCAATGTCCAAATGACATATCGAACGCTTTCCCAATCACCTTCGTATTGCGTATTGCTTTCAACACTGTTCAAAATAATAGGAACGTCTTTTATGTATTCCATTGTAGGAATAGGAGTGATCGGGACTGTGTAATCAGGATTGAAATAAGGCAATATCTGTTCGAGAACGTGAAGCCCGTCGTCTGTAGTTTTTGCGTAGAGCGCCAGTTCGAACTCTATGTCGTAAGGAACACCCATATATTGTTTTGCGCTTTTGTATGCTGTTTCATTTTTGGCAACTTTCAGAAGTGATCCCTGCTTTCTATCCGCGTCATAGGAAACGTTGGTGATGTAGAAAGACATGCGCGGCAACACTGTCTGAGTTGCTTTCAACAGGTCCGGATCGCTTTCAAAACGGGTTACATACTTGTCCTTTGGCGCATATGAGATAGGCACGCGAAAGCGTTCAAGTTCCGTATCGCTATCTGGCGCTTTTCGAACCATTGTGATCTGGTTGAATATGGTGCCAAAAACGATGACGTACTTTCTCATCAACTTGTAGTAAAAATAGTCTTGACTAAGCATTATGGCTCACCAAAGGGGTTTGTTTCTGAGAAGTCAATGAAAGTGTTACCCTCATCCTGAATCAACCTGTTATCAGATGAATCGTATTTGACGTAATCTCCAAGGTCGTCAACAATAGTGACGATGGTATAGGTATTGGATGTTACACCAGTTAGATTCTGGTTGTTGGCAATGCTTCCTTTGATGTCGATTACATGAAGTTCGGTATTCGATGCGTTCCAATCTGAAACGGTTGCCGTCATTGTAGCATAGTCAAGGTTCGCACCCTGAAAGACTGTTTCACCGATGATGAAGTTGCCGTTGCTGGTAACAATCAACTTGACTGTGTAGGAGGATTGAACCTCGACCTTATCAATATCTTCGACTCCTGTGCTGATCTCTTCATTGGCATAGCGGAACAGTTCACAACGTAGTTCATAGACGTAAGGAAGCCTATTGCCAATCGCGAACATATGGCTCTCTTCCTCAACAAACTTGATCTCGAAAAGACGGTTCATAACCGGTATCCAGATCAAGTCTCCCTCTCGGGGTCTGGGTGTTACGTTATTGGGAACATATTTCTCGAACGTCTTGCGCCCGACAACGAAGTTGGCATTGTCGCGTATCTCAAGCCCAAATCGTGAGAAAAAGTCTTGATCACCACGAAAACCTTCAACAGTGTTGATGTACATTTCCATCTGATAGGCACGCTCAAACTTGGAGTTGACGTTCTCTCCAAAAAGCATGTCTGTTTCATCCCAGTTCTCACGAGGCATGAAATACACATCATGCCCGTAAATCTGAATGGCTTCAGTTATCAGGTCATCGACAAGATACTGTTCAGTTATCCTGTTACCGGCATAGTTATTGAAAGTAGTGGTTAGTCGCCATTGACTAACACCTCCTTTCTTCTCCTACGTAATGCGGATTCTCTCATTTTTTGTTTGGATTCCTCAGTATGTTTTCTTCCTAGATGATATTGACGAATGGCTTCGTTGTGCTCTTTTGTATTTTTGCTATTCCGTCTACCTTCGTGGAGTTTTTTGAGATGTTCTTTAGTTCGTTTTCTTTTTTTCGCGGCTTCAGATAGGTTTTTCTTATGCTCGTCCGTCATGGTTTCGCTGGTCCATCCTTCAAAAAATAGACCATCGTTTTCGTGCTTGTTATAAAAGTTTTCGTTCACTCTAGCATCAACCGCTTTCAATATCTTGCCTTCGAATATGAGCATGTCTTTCCAATAGCCTGATGCGATAATCTGTCTTGTGAAATCGTTTGGTCTTTTCTCAAACTCTGAAAGCATGTGTTTTGACGAGCAAACATAACCGTCATCGGGATTGCCCTTATGCGATCCGATATATAGCATGTTTGTTTTATGATCGGTCCAACAATAAACGAATGCTTCCATACTTCCTTTTTCTCCCTTATCCCATGATGAACTGGGGTGGTTCTTCGTATGTTGATCGTATGAGGTCTTCGACTTTCTCGATCTCGGCTTCAGCTTCCTCGTAAATCTGCTGTCCGTTCATGGTGACTCCGCCGATGAGTGCCACATTATTGTACTTGCGCATGTTGTTGCCCCAGCGTCTCTTGATATGAGCGGTGGCAAGCCTTTTGAGCATTCGATCATTCCACACATCAGCAAACTCATTTGGGTCTACCAAAATCCAGCCTTCGATAATGATATACTCACCCACATCAACGTCATTTGTCCAATCCCAATCAATGAAAAGCTTGTCTGTATGACGGTTGAAACGAACCGGAACCAAACCAGAAAACAATAGATCGAGTGTTCGAAGGTGCTGCATGGTTAGCACATAGGGCACATAACTTGTGCTTGTGAAGTCGTATAGCTCATGAAGGCGTAACTGATAGCGAAGGTCAAACATATTGACCGAGGCATTTGACGATTGAACAGGAAAAATGCGTGTTACACCAAAGATGTTTTCGGTGATTGGAATGTACTGATTCGTTTTGTCGTCAGAGGTTATCTGATGCTTGAGGTAATGGCGTTCGACACCATCATGGTGAAAGTCGTGAAAGTATTGAAGTGCGCTATCGATTGCGTCGTCAACTTGATCGTCGTCAATATTGATCTCGATTACTGGAAAGCCCAGTTCGCGAAGGCACCAATCTTTCATCTGTTCTTTTGTTGCTGGTACGCTCATTTTACCTTCCTTTTGTGGTATTTAGTAATTACTCTCCGGGAACCCAATATTTTGCGTAGTAGGTGATCACGATAATCCCCGGTCTTCCAGCGCCACCATTGGTATTGCTGCCACTTTCAATCCCACCACCGGCACCTCCATAAACGTAACCTATTTGACCAGATGTTCCACCATTGCCGCCAGCACCAGCATAGCCACCACCACCACTGCCACCGCCACCGCCAGTATTACCATCGGTGCCAGTGGTGCCATTGCTGGATGTTCCGGCACAGCCACCTCCACCACCGCCACCACTTGAGTATCCATCACCACCACCACCTCCGGTACGATTGACGCTGCCATATTGTCCCGTTCCACCAGAAGAGGGACCAAGTGTGGGATTATCACCATAAAAGTTGGTTGATCCACCGCTGCCGCCATTCGCTCGACATCCTTGAGAACTACTGGTTGGAACGGCTGCTGAACTTCTATTAACCCATGTTGTGCCGCCATCATTGCCATTATACGAGGTTGTGGTGCCACCGGAGCCAATAGCATAGTAAAGTGTTGAATAACCTTCTAAACCAAAGTTTACTAATTTGGAATAGCCGCCGCCAGCCGCACCAGCACTACCAGTGGGCTGTACAGAGTAACAATAACCACCAGCACCACCGCCGCCATAACACTCGATAGTGTTGGAAGCATCATTCCAGTCAGACGGAACAGCCCATGATGAACCAGATGTTTTAGTAACAGTCGTAGGTGTTTCTGAAGTAGCCCAATATCCGGGTTTACCACCACCGCTTGATAGGTTTGTTACTTTCAGCATTACAATTTGCTCTTTAAGTAGTCTCTGAATTGAGTTGCCGTGATCGTTGGCTGCGAGTTCATTGTTCTGACCTCATTCACCAACTCAAAAAGAACAGATGCCAAAGCTTTCTCGACAGAGTATTGTTTGTCCGTCATACTAACGCTCTCTGTCTTCACTTGGTCGATCTCTTGAGCAGTGTAATCGCGAAGGTGAGTTGTGATAACATACTCATCTCCAACCAATTCTTCTGTAGTGGTCTGAATGATGTAGTCAGGATCACTGGCAGTGTTATCCACAACGCGCGATACGGGGTGCCACTCCACGTTTTTGTGAGGAATGTCAACAGGTCTGCTTTGAAGCCGTTTTATATATTGAAAAATGCCGCTTATGAAAAGTGCGTATTCGTTCATATCTTCTCCTTAGTCGTCCGTGACAGTATTGATTCGGTAGTGGATTTTGACGCCATGTAACTGACCCAAACCACTGTATGTGTCTGATCCATTTGCCGTAGGACGAGTAACAACGAATGTCAATAATTCTTCCGCTCCCGGTGAGCCTCCCGGTGTGATAGTTATTTCGTTTGTGATTTGAGAATACTGTCCTGTTCCGCAGGTATCAGCAACATATGTTGGAGTAGGAACTGATGTATTCAAGGAGTCGCCATCTGCTAATGCTTGAGTGGAAATGCCCCAAACAACACCACTTGCGCTTGTAGATGGATTGTTCCAAACAAACTGGCAAACCAAGTCGCCTTCATCCCACCCCTTGGGCATTTGAATACTAAACTCGGCATATTGTTGTGTTGAACCATCAAAATCCATTGTCTTGTATGAGTTGCCACCACTCGTTGCCCATGTATTGGATGCTGCGGTATCATTGCGTGGCACCATACCAGCAGCAGCAACCCAGATTGTTTGTTGACCACCAATGAGAGCCGTGACTGTATTTGAATTTGCGAAGGCACTGTTTGCCGCGAGCATCACGTTGTTTGCTGCGTAGGTATAGGTAGTATTCTGAGCAGCATAGGCAGAGTTTGCTGCGTTCATAACATTGTTAGCAGCATAGGTGTAAGTGGTATTCTGAGCAGCATAGGCAGAGTTCGCTGCTTTCATTACGTTGTTAGCAGCATAGGTGTAAGTGGTATTCTGAGCCGCATATGCTGAGTTAGCGATCAATCGAACGGTATTGGCAGCAAAGGTATAGTTCGAGTTGGCACTATTCCAGACTGTGTTGGCTTGTAAAAATGCTGCTACGGCAACGGTATCATCTGTCGCGCTAGTTGCTAAGGTGACATTAGCAGTGTTCAAGACAGCATCATCAACAATAGTAACTGTGATGTTGGTCCCTTCAATGAAGTTGATTGCTCGTCTCACGGATGCGGAAGCATAGGTTCCACCTGTCGTCTTACCAACATTCATTGATACATTGGAATAACCCATTGCTGTGTTTGCCACCAACATGACGTTGTTAGCAGCATAGGTATAGTTACTGTTGGCTTTGTCGTAAGCAGTATTAGCGATCAACCGAACCGTGTTGGCAGCAAAAGTATAGGTTGTGTTTTGAGCAGCATAGGCAGAGTTCGCTGCTCTCATCACGTTATTTGCTGCGTAAGTGTAGGTTGTGTTTTGAGCAGCATATGCCGAGTTGGCAATCAATCGAACCGTATTGGCAGCAAAGGTGTAGTTACTATTACCAGCGGCATATGCTGAGTTAGCGATCAATCGAACCGTATTGGCAGCGAATGTATAGTTCGAGTTGGCACTATTCCAAACCGTGTTGGCTTGACCAAATGCTGCTGCTGCCACTGTATCATCTGTCGCTGTTGTTGTGATGGTAACGTTGGAGACGTTGATTGCCGAATCATCGTCAACGTTTACTGTAATCAGACCACTTTCAAGGAAGTTGATACCTCGACGTGTTGCTCGATTAGTGTAGTAACCGTTGGATGAAATCGTGTTACCAACTGGAATCAAGTTCGCAGCATTGGCTTGAGCAAACGCAGCATTAGCCGCAAGCATCACGGTATTAGCAGCATAGGTATAGTTACTGTTGGCTTTGGCATATGCTGAGTTGGCAGCGATCATCACGTTGTTTGCCGCGTAAGTGTAGGTCGTGTTAGCTTTGGCATATGCTGAGTTGGCAGCGATCATCACATTGTTAGCAGCATAGGTATAGTTTGTGTTGGCTTTGGCATATGCCGTGTTTGCGATCAATCGAACCGTGTTAGCTGCGAAGGTGTAGTTACTGTTGGCACTATTCCAAACCGTGTTGGCTTGATCGAAGGCAGCTTCAGCAATGGTGGTGTCTTGAGCAACTCCACTTATCATAACGTTAGCAACATTGATCGCTGGATCATCATTCACTGTAATGGTGATATTTGTGCCTTCAAGGAAATTGATACCTCGACGGGTTGCTCGATTGGTGTAATAACCGTTGGACGAGATTGTATTACCTACAGGAATTAGGTTGGCAGCATTGGCTTGCGCAAACGCAGCATTAGCCGCAAGCATCACGTTGTTAGCGGCATAGGTGTAGTTGGTGTTGCCTGCCGCATATGCGCTATTAGCAACACGCATCACGGTATTAGCAGCATAGGTGTAGTTGGTGTTGCCCGCACCGTAGGCAGTATTGGCAATCAACCGAACTGTATTGGCAGCGAATGTATAGTTGCTATTTGCTGAATCCCAGACACTATTAGCTCTATCAAATGCCGCTTGCGATTGAGTATCCGCAATATCGGCAGTTATGTTTGCTGCGTTTGCTTTTGCGTATGCTGTGTTAGCAACCAACATGACGTTGTTAGCAGCATAGGTGTAGGTCGTGTTAGCCGTCGCGTGTGCGGCTTCACCTTTGGCTTGTGCTGTTTCAACGGCAGTGTTTGTAGCGATAGCATAAAAAGTTGTGGCATCGTTGGTGAACTGCCACTCATCCACCCCTTCGTTCCACAACACTGAGACATTAGCATCGGCACTACCACGATTGATCTGAATGCCAGCGTCTTCTGACGGTGCCACGGTATGCGGCAAGTCGGCATTCAACTCGATGATGTTATCACCGACTAACAATGTTTCCGTGTTTGCGAAAGTTGTGTTACCTGAGATTGTGACGTTGCCGGATACAACAAGGTCGCCGTCGATTGTTCCGCCAGACTGTGGTAGAGCAGCATATGCCAGCAAGTTAGCACTATTAGCCTTGTCGTATGCGGTATTAGCAATCAATCGAACGGTATTGGCAGCAAAAGTGTAGTTACTATTGCCTGCCGCGTATGCGCTATTTGCTATTAGCCTCACTGTATTTGCTGCGAAGGTGTAATTACCGTTAGCGCTATTCCATACCGTATTAGCTTGGTTGAACGCTGCTTGTGATTGAGTATCCGCAATATCGGCAGTGATGTTCGCAGCGTTTGCTTTTGCGTATGCTGTGTTAGCAACCAGCATGACGTTGTTCGCTGCGTAGGTGTACGTACTGTTAGCAGCACCGTAGGCAGTATTTGCTATCAATCGAACCGTGTTGGCAGCAAAAGTGTAATTACCGTTAGCGCTATTCCATACCGTATTGGCTTGATCAAATGCCGCTTGCGACTGAGTATCGGCAGTATCGGCAGTCAGATTAGCTGTGTTAGCCTTATCCCATGCGCTATTGGCAACCAACATAACGTTGTTTGCGGCATAGGTATAGACTGTGTTGGCAGCATCATAGGAAGGTGCTAGAGCCTCATATTCGGCTTGCGTCAAATGGTAATATTCATCGACTGTTCCACCCTGAAGGTTTGTAAGAGTGTTATGATCGACACCAGCTCCAGAAGATGAGTTCGTTACCGCGCTGAGATTTATAACTCCCGGTTCTTCCGCAAGTCGTGTTCTACCATCTGATCCATACGAGTTACCTGTGTACCATATCAATCGATACGCAATTACCGACTCGTTGATCTCAAAATTATCCCAAGTGAAGTTTTGAATGGATTCGGAACGTGCCTCTGCTAATGATCCATACTCTCCTCTACCGGGAACAACAACGTAATTGGCATCGCCTTCCATTCCTGTTACGAGCAAGTATGTTGTGTAATACTTACTTGCTTGACCAGTCGTCATAGTACCGGCATTGTCGTATTCGATATAGCTGGCAGGTGTGTACTTGTAAGGAACGTTGCTATATGTCCATGTCCATGCGCTCGCTCCTGTTCGATACCACACAACATAGTTGGTTGGTGACGTTCCGTTTCCGTCACCTACTGATGAGTTGTTGTGTAGGTAATCCTGATCTAGAAGTGTCGATGCTGAGATGGCAAACGTTACGGCAGCATTGGTATCAAGGTCTACAGTGTAACCAGTTAGAGTTGGCGCGCTTATCAGTTTTGCGCCTTCAACGGCATGAAAATAGTATTGAATCGCTCGATCCATTCCGACGCTGTGTCTTTCGTCAGCAATCCAATATTTTGGTGTTGCTCCCGATCTCCACTCAACGGTCGCGACAGGAACTTTGTCGTCCATAAGTGACCAGTCTGATAAAGAGGCAGTAAGTGTTCCATCATTGGCATCGATATAGATGTACCACTGTCCATCAGCGGGGGGTGAACCAAGGACAACCTGTTTATTGCCACTAATCTCGACAAGTTTGCCTTGACGATAATAGCCCCATCCTCCACCGGCATCTTGAAGAGTGAAAGTGTAGGTGGTATCGTTGTAATCGAGTGTTGTTTCTGAGCGGTCACGGAAGCCAAGTCTGTCGGTATCAACCCATGTTTGTATTGCCGCATTAGCATTCGCATAAGCAGAGTTAGCTGCCAACAGAACGGTATTGGCAGCATAGGTGTATGTCGTGTTAGCTGTATTGTATGCTGTGTTGGCAATCAATCGAACTGTATTTGCTGAGAAGGTATAGTTACCATTGGCACTATCCCAAACAGTGTTGGCTTGGTCAAATGCCGCTGCTGCCACAACATCGTCGGTTGCTGATGTTGCTACTGTTATGTTTGCTTTGTTTTCGGTAGGATCGGGATCGACATTGATCGTGATGTTCGTACCTTCAAGGAAATTGATTCCTCCGGTTACGGTTGCTCGATTGGTGTAATAACCGTTGGATGAAATAGTGTTTCCGACCGCAACAGGAGCCGTTGGAACTTGAACAAGCCATGCGCTAAGAGCGGCATCCCAATAGTAGGTGATACCGTTATGTGTGTATGTTTGTCCATTTGTAGGCGAAGTCGGAAAATCTAATGCCATTCAAATTGCCTCTTTATGTGATATTTAGTAGTCACAGTTCTTCCCCAAAAAGATTGATTGTTAGCCGTGTTATTGTCGAAACTGACTGGACATTGAATGTGACGACATTTCCGGCATTTATTCTCGTCATTCTCCAGTTATCAATGTCTCCACTTTGATTGGCAGTGGCAGTTGAAATAGTCATACCTATGTTTCCGGTCACTGAGTTCGCGACCGTTGGAACCGTTCCGTATTCACTCGACCACAGATCGATAGTGGCAGAACCGGATTGATCTCCAATCAGAGTCCAGCGAATGATGTCCAACCCGTATGGAATATG